TAATTTTTCTTTACCCATAATGATTAATGTATAGTTGGTTTTATGAGATTTAGCAAGTCTCTTCCATTATGATTCATAATTTTATCATATTCTTGTTCGGTAAGATTGTTATGGTACAGCATTTTAGCTACACCCATCATTGCACCCGCTAAAAGTATCTGTTCTTCTTGACTTGTTACTGCTGTGTCGGAAAAATTCATCAACTCGTTAAAATATTCCTGTAATTTAGATGTTGCGTTTTGCATTATTATCATTTTGTTTAGATAGATTAACATTTGCACGTAATTGTGCAATATCTTCTTGAGATTCTATTCTATCTTGAGCTATTTTTCCTGTTTGACGTAATTTTTCTTGATCAATACCTATTTTAGCTTGATCGGCCATTGCTTTTCTTTCTATATCTTGTGCTCTGAGGTCAATTTCTTGCTGTTTTAGCCCTACAAGTGGATCTTGAGTCATTTCTTGTACTGCTTCAGCCTCTTCTTGAACCATTTCATCTGTCATTTCTGCTATTTTTTCCGCAACTTGACTTTCGAGGCGTTCTTGAACTTGTAATTGTAACTCTTGAGGTAATTGACCGCCATATTGAGCTGTCATTTGCTCTATTTCAGGTTTAGTTTCTTCTTCAACTTCTTCTCTAGCCTGAATACTAACATGCTCCATAATATGAGATTGTAAAATAGCCATAACTTGAGGATTGCTTTTTACTAAAAACGACGACATTAACGCTCTGTGAGCATCAAGGTGAGCATTATGATTCTGTCCTCTGAACGCTACAAGAGGTTGTCCAGTTACAGCGCCTGAATTTTCTGTTCCAGGATCCATTGGTTGAGGTTGTGCAGGGACAGGAAGTAAAACATCTATATCTTTTACACCAAGTGCCTGATACATTCTTCTATATGCTTCATACATGTTATGTGAAGCAGGATCAGCTTGAGCTAATTGTAATTGTGTTTGTGCCAACGTAACACGTTGTGCCATAGAAAAGATGTTTGGATCAGATACAGGAATAATATCAATATCTTTTGAGAAATCAGATTGTTTTAAACCTTGTATTTGATCAGTACCTACTTCGTATGGATACTGAGGATCTAATGATTCTGAAAAAATCTTAGCTAATAATTTAAATTCTATTTTTTGTGCGTAGTGTAATCTCTTGTGTATAGCACTCATGACTCGCGCACCACGTTCCATTAACGCCATTGTTGTTCCAACAGGTGCTCCAGCTTGAGCTGCGTCTCCTACTTTTTGATCAGCAACAGCAGCAAATCTAGATCCTGCTTCTACACAAAAACCTAGTAGTTGAAATAAGGTACCGCTTGGTTCTTTGTAAGGTAAAGGAACTAATCCTTCTCGTAAACTTCCGCCAGGTGCATCTACATCTCTAAACTCTCCTGGTTGTAAAGGAGTATCATCATCGGCAACTCTCAGTCCTCTAGCTTTAAAACCAGCAGGTAAGTTTGATAATGTTCCTGCATCTAATAATTGTCTAAGAGCAGCAGTTGCTGTTCTTGATAAACCACCCAGCATGTGAATAAGACCAAAGCCATAAAAACTAAAACCAGGTAAAAATTTGTAGTGAACAAAATACTGACGTTTTTTCTGTCTATCATCTTGTTCATCATAATTTCTATATATGGATAAAATATTTGATGACCCTTCATCAATTGTTACAATGTAAGGAACTTTAATTCCATCCTCACTATCAATACCTTCAATATTTAAATCTACGTGCATTTCTAATAATTGATAATCTTCATCATGATAACTTTTTTTAATACCAGATAGGGTTGCTTCTTTTTCTTGCAGTGCTGTTTCATTATCAATAACAGATAGATTTACATCTCTGTACATTCCAGCTACTTGCATTTTTGTTATATCATTTTTTGTTCTTCTAATAACGTGAGTTATTCTTTCGCAAGAAGGAAAGTCTGTTGTTTGATAAGGTACATACAAATCATCACTTGGTACAAATTTAGATACAGCTCTTCCCATTCCATCATCATAGTAAACTTTTTTAAAAGCAGAACCTGATAGTGGTAGATAAAATAATAATGAATCCATATCGGGATCATATTCTTCCATCTCATACGTAATCTGATAATTCATAAAATCTTTGATACGTTGCGCTTGTTCTTCTTTTTCTATTGAAGTATTTCCTAATATCTGTGTATTTACAGGACCACCACTTGGTAATAATTCTTTATACGCTTGTGCTTGAAATTGTGTAATTGCTTCGGACAACATAGGATGTGTCACGGAACTCGCACCTTGAAAAGGTTGTGATCTTTCTGTGTATTTAAATCCAAGAAGATCTAATCCTTTTTTGTATGTTTCTTCCCAGTCTTTCCTTGATGCTTTGTCATCTTCAAATGCTTGACGTAATTCACTAGATATAAGGTTAAGGGTATCATCGTCTAAAACTTCTGCAATGTTCATGTCAAAAGAAGAAGTAATAACTTGTTCTTGCTCACCAATAAGAGCAGAACCATCTTCCATCATTGTAACATTATTATCGCTCATAGATTCTTCAATCTGCATTTCTGTTAGTTGCTCGATTGCTTCTTCTTGAGCTGGTATAAATCCTAAAGGTTTGTCAATTGCCATTATGCTGCCTCAAATATATCAATTATTTCGGGAGTATACACCATCCCTCCTTTTTTTCTATGAGTTTTATGTGGTAGTAGCATCTCTGGTGTAATTTTAACAGCGTAAACTTTTCCCATGCCTTCTACTTCTATTATTTTAAACTCAGAATTATTTTCTTTTGCCGCTCTTTTTAAAGCTTTTTCTAACACAGAAGTATAGTGTTTACCTTTAGGATCAACACTCTCAGGCCCTCCATAGAATTCTTCTACACCAATTCCTTTTAATTCTTTTCCTGCTTCTTTTGCAGCCTTTCTTTCTTCGATAGGTGTATTTGTTCCACCTTTGTTTAAACCCATACTTTCATAACGTTTTTTAATAAATTTTGCAGGAGATACAGCATACCACTGTGCAGCATCAGGTATCTTATCTGGCCCATATAGTAAATTAGCAGCGTTAGCTAAATCACTTTTAATAACTAATTCTCCCCATTCTGTTCTGTTTTTAAAAGGAACATTAGGAAAAAGTTTTTTTATAGAATCTTCTGATAGTTGTGTTTCTAAAGTGCTTAATAATTCTGTTTCTTTTTTGTAAGCAGCTCTTACTCTATTTCGTAAATCATCAGTAGCATTAGGGCCTGCCTCAGCTAGTTCTTCAAAAACATTTTTTGTTTTCGCAAACTCATCAATGAACTGTTGCATATCCTCATCTGTTTTAAATAAAGGTCTAAAAACATTTTTATTTTTTAAGTAAAATTCTGCAACGGCAGGATCTATATCTCTGAGGGGGCTACTGTAATCAGCTTGAGCTATTGCTAGTCTTCTTTTTTCTGCACTTGCATCAATTAAATCACCCAAAGATTTACGTAAATTATTTTCCATTTCTTTTGCTTGTTGTAAAATATCGGATTGTATTTCGTCTGCCATAGTTACAACAACTTTCTTTCCTACTGTTGATGCTTCCATCTCTTCTAACTTGACATTATCATTTTGTATTTTACTTCTAAATTGTCGTATCTGAGTAGCGAGTGGCATATCAATATTTTCTAATGCTGTTATTCTTGAATTAACACTTTCTGTAATCATTCTTGCACTCATCTGATCACTTGGTGTTAAATCTCCGTCTACGGCTCTTCGTATCTTTTCATACGCTGATGCTTCCAAGCCTTTCAGTTGGTTTTTTAGTTTTGTTTGATTACGCTTGAGTGTACGAATCATAGCAGGATCAACAGCTAACTCAATTCCTTGTTTTGTTTTTTCTACAGGTAATGTCGCATTACGATCTGTTTTCCTAGACCACGCTAAAACATAATCTTCTGCAAAGTCATGTCCTGATTTAGGTAATACCTTTGGATCAAAAGGAATATTTTCAGGATCAAGGAAAATAACATCTTCTCGATACGAACCTGGTAAAGCTCCAGGTTCTTGATAGCCATCATATTTAGCTCTCTTTTCACCGCCATATCGTGCATCACCATACGTAACTGTTTGAATTTTACGCATCGGGCTTTTACGAACAATGTTTAATAAATCTTTTTTTGTAACAGCAGAGTTTGTTTTTTTCGCTGCTTCTAAAAAGTTAGTTAATAAATTGTCTTCAACCTCTGGTCGAGAAACACCTTTTGCGTTCATGAAAGTAAAAAACTCATCTACACTATTAAACGTCTTTGGTGTGTTGGGGTCCATGAGCCGTGCTTCGATGCCCGAGTAAAATATAGATTCGTTTGGTTCAGGTGAATCAATGATTGTTTTTTTATTTTTAATTGAGCCTACAGCAGTTTCTCCTGTTGGCGTATCTAGAATATCTATATCTTCTTTAAAATTTACCTCTGCTTCTGTACCCAGTTTACTGGATATATTCTCCATGTTCTTTTTTTCATTCTTTGTAAATTCTTGAATAAGGGTTTTTGCTTTGTCTACACCTGCTGTTGCCCACACAGGAGCCTTACCAAACAGTTCTTTGAAACCACCCGCTACTTGTATTCCTTCAGGTTCATTAGATCCTGTTTCTTCAAATATATTTTCTGCTAATTGAGGTTCTCCTCCTGTAGCTAATCTATCTGCACCTTTTAATAATGCACCGCGGTCCTTGGACAAAAACTCTTCTGTAAATTTTTCTCCTTCTGAGGGCTCTGGCTCTGGTTCTACAAACTTTTCAAAAGCGCTAGGTTTTGGTACCAAAGTGCCTTCTTCATCCATTGTAAAGAACTCATTAATTACAGCCATTTCTTCATCTTCGCCTTCATTTAAAGGTTTAGTCATAAAAGCGCTAAGAGCTCCTCCTATACCTGATAGACCTAAAAGTCTCGGCAACACTTTTTTAAGAACTGTTTTTCCAGTTTTGTCTCCTTTGTACCCTTGCGGTAGTGTTCCTTTTAAAGCATTAAGAACTTTTTTAATTTTGCCTGGACCATCTGGTTGAGCTTTCATGGCTACATAAAATTGGCCCACGGAAAACGGATAAGCCTTACG